AGGATAATGCGTAGGGCAGGGCGGGACTACTGCTATGTCTTCGCAGGTATGCCAAGCACCGAGATCCCGCACCTCTATCCATCGTCTTCGGACATAGACCGAGTGCGGACATGGGAGGCATTCTGATTGGCTAATGCCTACACCATAGACAAGTTAGACCCCAAGACCAAGAAAGCACTTGTCAAGGACATACTCTCTGGACTTCCCGACAACAGGATTGCGGACAATTACGGACTGCCCAAGAACTGCATAACCAGATACAAGAATGACAAACTGTTTCAGACAGTCGCAGAGGTGTGGGCAGAACAGAAGAAGGAATCAGCCACAGACTATGAGGAACAGTTCTCTGCCATAGCCACAAGGCTGAACAAGGCTCTGAATGCCATAGACAGGGAACTGACCGACAGCAACGGAGACTATGACCTGAGCAATGCGGAGAGGGCATATCCCTACATCAAGATGCTGAATGACACATCAAGGTCATTGCAGAGCAACATCATGGGGCTTGCCAAGATAACTGGTGACATGAAGGAGATTGTCGAGATAAACAGCAGACCTACTCTGATGGTGGCACAGATAACTCAGGTGATACAGGCATTGGACATCAAAGACAGGGAGGTTATACTTGACCGACTCAGGGCTATCGCTGACAAGTAAGAATGCCAGATGGATTCTCGGTTCATGCTCAAAGATTGACTACATCAAGAGGCTTGGCTTTGACCCATTCCCTTGGCAGGAGGCTATCCTTGAGAGCAAGAGCAGAAGGATAATCATCAATGCTGCGAGACAGTCGGGGAAAAGCACGATCACTTCAACAGACCCCTGTTGGATAGCGAAGTTCAAGGACAAGTCACTCTCCATAGTGCTTGCACCAACCGAGAGCCAGTCTCAGGATGATATGCGGAAGATTCAGCAGTTCATACGGAGAGACCCAGAGTACCCGAAGTATGACCCCGCAAGCACTCATGTCAATGTCAGGGAGAACGAGAGCCTGATATCGGTAGTACCCGCCACACAGTCGGCAAGAGGTAAGAGCCAGCCCGCAGTTGTCATTCTGGATGAGGCAAGCCAGATAGAAGACCTTATCTATACCGAGGTGGTGACACCGATGTTCACCGCCAACGATGGTAGGCTCATTCTTCTGAGTACACCATACGGAAAGAAAGGCTTCTTCTTCGACATATTCAACAACCCGAGACCCAACGATCCTTGGGAGAGATATGAGGTGCGGTCACCTTGGCAGCCTATACAGACCCCCAACGGACTTGACCTTGTCCCCTATATGGATGGAGACGAGAAAGCATATCAGGAAGAAAGAGCCAAGAAGGGGATAAGGGCATGGTTCAGCCCGAGGCACTATGACTATGAGGAGCAACTTGAGAAACTGTTCGACATGGGCATAAGGAAGTACCAACAGGAATACTGTTGTGAGTTCGTGGAGACCGAGACATCTGTATTCAGTTATGACGAGGTGTCGAGGATGTTCACAGGAAAGAGACCAGAGGTGAAGAAAGAGCCAGTAAAGCGGAGTGGAGTCGAATACTCAGTAATACTGGAGGCTTGATTGAAAGAGTACATAGTTTCGTGGGACATCGCCAAGCAGCACGATGCCACAGTCATACAGTTCTGGTGGCTCAATCCTCAGATAATCGGGGAGAAGCACAACGAGAGGATATTCACACATTGGACTTGCGACTACATCGTGAAGTGGGAGAAACTCTCCTACACAGAGCAGGTCGAGAGGCTTGCCCTTATCCTTGAGGGAGAACGATACAAGAACAACCACACACTCCTGATGGATGGCACAGGTGTCGGACAGGCAATCGCTGACCTATGCCGAAGCAAGAAGCTGAGACCGATAGAGATAGTCTTCTCAGGGGGAATCAAGGAGCAGCCTTTATACTACGGACAGGCTGACCAGAGATTCGGCACAGGTATGGACATAAAACTCCAAAGAGGATGGTCTGTTCCCAAAGTGGAGATGATAACCTCTGCCCATGCACTCATACAACAGGACAGGGTGAAAGTGCCTGACGATATCCCATACTCTGCCGAGTTCCAGAGAGAACTGATGCACTTTGAGGGGAGAGTCAACGAGAAGGGACACACCACCTATGGCAACGATGCCGAGGCAAAACATGATGACTTCGTGGCTTCCTTCCTGATGGCTTGTTGGTGGATACACCGCAACGAGAAGGAGACTGACCGATTGGAGAAGCCAGTCAACAGGGGGAGCAAGTCCTATGACTGGAATCCGATGAAAGTTTTTTCCTAATTTCAAGTTTATCTGTTGCGAACACATATTGACATTTGGAAAATGGTAGTATGGATACGAAGCAAATCCAGAAACTTCAGCAGATCAAAAAGCAGTTAGAGCAGGAAAAAGAGCCTTTCATGAACCGATGGAAGGAGATTGCCCGATACATGGCTTCATCATATGGCGATTGGGGTCACTATGACCTTCAGGGCAAGAAGTTAGACGATACATCCGACATCTATGACAACACAGCCAACGAGTCATCCAACCTCATGGCAGATGGCTTGATGGGGACTTGTTTCGGCAGGTCTATCGCCTGGTTCAAGATGGCTTGGGAGAATGAAGAGATATCCGAGAACGGAGCAGCCAACGAATGGCTCTACGATGTCGAGAAACTCTGCTACCGACAGTTGAATAAATCCAACTTCTATGATGAAGCAAGGACATTGGTGAGAGTCGGTGCTGACTTCGGCACAGGTGTGATGTGGATGGAGGATGACACCTCAGAGGGTGTGCCATGCTTCAAGATGCTCCATCCTAAAGATGTAACCCTGATGGAGAACAGATTCGGCGATGCAGTCGTGATGTTCAGGGACTTGTGGCTCACCAGAGACGATGCGATAGAGGCATTCGGGGAGAAGAAACTCCCGAAGATAATCACAACAACCGAGGATTACAACAAGAAATACCAGTTCTGCCAGGTCGTGTGTCCTGCAGGCAAGTTTGACCTGAAGGTCAAGGGTACTGGTGACTATGTGTCCATCTACTGGTGCGATCTCGATCCGAGCAAGTCAGTCAAGGAAGAGAGATACACCTACAAGCCATTCATAGCTTGGCGATGGAACAGAGACCCAGAGGGAAGCCCATACGGAACACAGTCACCTGGCATCATGCAGTTAAGCAACATAAAGACTGCCAACATATTAAGTAAGAATATATTACAGAAGAGCCAGATGATAGCCTCTCCACCGATCAAACGGACTGAGGGGCTTGTCATCAACCTTCTCCCTGCAGGCATCACAGACCTCAAGGCAGGTGAGGACTTCGCACCAGTACAGGTTACTGGTGACCTTAACTTCACAGAGGTTGAGAGGGAGAGGATAAGGAACTGCATCAAGGAAGCCTATTATACAAACTTCTTCCTGATGCTTTCACAGACAATCGACAAGACAAAGACTGCCACAGAAGTCGCAGCCTTGATGACAGAGCAGTCCAATATCATGGCAGCATTCTTCAACAGATTGGCTAAGGAGTTCCTTGAGCCAGTCATCGAGTTCGTATACCACAACGAGATGATAAACGGAAGAGTGCCAGATGTGACAGACTCAATGTCACAGTACAGGGGGGAAGACCTCGGTGTTGACTTCATCAGCCCTATGTTCCTTCTCCAGAAGCAGGCTCATGCCACAGAGAATCCGATGAAGGGTCTTGCACAGATTCTGTCGTTGGCTCAGGCACATCCTGATGTGCTTATGAAGATTGATTGGGACAAGACTGTAGACCTCATAGCCGATGGCTACAATGTCAAGAAAGAGATACTCCTTGATGACAACGAATACAGGCAGCTTACCCAGGCAGTCGCAGAGCAGAGACAGGCTCAGGAGCAGATGGCACAGCAGATGGCTCAGAGCAAACTCGGGGCTGAGAACTACAAGAACATGAGTGCAGCACCACAGCAGGGCAGTCCTGCAGAGGCGATGATAAATGGACAGGGACTCTGAGATTCAGGCAAGGAAGATGTTCCAGAGGGTATTCACCTCTGATGACGGAAAGTGTGTACTCGGCAACATCCTGACCAACCTCGGATGGATGGAGACAGACCCATCCCATATAAACCCATATTATATAGCATTCGCAAATCGGCTTCTTCATGACATCGGAATCAACCACAGAGATAACCTGGAGAACATCATGGGCAAGCTGATAGAGACAGCGAATGAGAAAGATATAGAACAGGAGAGTTAAATGGATTTATTCAGACACATCTATCTGGGTGCAGACACAGGGATCGATGACATCATCCCAGAAGCAGAGCCAGAAGCACAGCCAGAGGTTGAGGCAAAGCCCGAAGCCCCTGCATGGCATTCACAGTTGCCAAAGGAACTGAGGGAGAATGCTGAGTTCACAGGAAGGATCAGCAGCTTCAAGACGATCGGAGACCTTGCAAATGCTTACATCAAAAGTGAGGACTCAGGCAGGAATGCTCTGCATATCCCTACAAAGGAAAGCACACAAGAGGAAGTCAAGGCATTCTTCACCAAACTCGGTGTACCTGAGAAGCCATCCGATTATGCCCTTAGCGATTATGACCTTGACCCTGAGTCGATCCAGAAGTCAAAGGAAATCTTCATGGCAGCAGCCCACAGAAGTGCATTGTCCAAGAGACAGGCAGAGAATATGTGGATGAGTGAGGTGGCTATGTATAAAGCCATCAGCAAGCTGAATGCAGAGCAGAGCCAGAAGGTGAAGGATGCATTCGAGCCATCATATGGAAAACTGCTTGAGGCAGAGTATCCAGAAGAGAGTGAGAGGAAGAGAGTCATCAAGGATGAACTTGCAACTGTGACCAAGTGGACTCAGGAGCAGGGCATAGGAAAAGCACTTGCAGAGAGTGGGATTTTCTACAACGCAGAGGTGATGCACAAGCTTGCACAGTACATCAAGAGCAACTCACCTGAGTTTGTGGAGGGGAAGAAAGCCCCTGAGCAGAAGCCTACAGGTGGTGTCTTCGACAATTACTCAGAGCAGTTCCTGAATGCTGTGGGGAGGTGAACATGGGATTACTTGATGAGTTCATAACAGATATTTCAAAGGATGTGGAGAAGGAGAAGGAAGAAGAAGTAAAGAAGGAGAGTGAGAAAGGGGGCTTTGATGGTGATTACACACAGAGTTTCCTTGATTATTGCAAAAAGGGCAATCGTTGATTGCTTTATATAGCAAGGTGAAAATAGACCACGAAGGACTATCACAGAAGTTTTGCTACGGTGTGAGAACAGATAGTGGGGACAGTAAGCTGAGCAGTACAAAAAAACTTTTTTAGGGGTAAAACAAGTGGCAACTATTTTAAGTTATCAGCCAATGAATATCGTTGAAGCCCAGAGAAAAGCAGGATTCACCAATACTGCTGAGTTCCTCGGAGACCTTCTCAAGAAAAACGATATTCTCAATTTCCTGCCTTTCCTGCCTGCCAATCATGGTGTGTTCCATGAGTGGACAGAAGCCAACAGACTTGGCAAAGGATCATGGGCAAAAGCAAACACAGCAATTCCTCTGATCTCATCTGGCTCAGATGTGCAGAGAACAGGTGTGTTCCTGTATGAAGGTGAGTCACAGGTGGACAGAAGAATCCTCGATGCTGTAGAGGACAAGATGGCAACCAGAGATGCAGAGGATGCCTCAAACCTTGAGGGATTCATGCAGGGATGGCTCGACCAGCTGTTCTATGGCAATGGTGGTGCAGACTCCTTCGTAGGTCTGTCTGCAAGAAGAAGCGATCCTTCCACAGAGCAGGTATGGGATGCAGGTGGAAGTGGTGTTTCATGTACTTCTCTTTGGCTCTTTGAGTTCGGTGCAAACGGATTCAATGTGAGGTATCCGAAGAATGCTCAGCCAGGCTTCTCGACAGAGGACAAGGGACTCCAGAGAGTCAATGCACCTGTTGGAACTGGTGAGATGGAAGCATGGGTAAGGCACTACAAAATGTGGGGTGGTATCCAGATAAAGAGACAGAATGCACTTCTCAGAATGGGAAGCATCGATTCTTCTCATCCGTTCACAGCAGAGATGTTCATCGAGATGAAGAACAAACTGCCAAGCATGGGAAGAGATGCAGTCGCATTCGCAAACAGAGACGTTCATGCACAGATCGAGAAAGAAGCTTGGAACAAGTCCAACATGGCTTATTCCATCGTGGATTATGAAGGATTCGGACCTATCGCAAGAGTCGCAGGTATCCCTGTGATGATCGCTGAGGCTATCCTTTCAACTGAGGCAGCTATCTGAGGAGGTGCAGTATGAGAGACGGATTACTTATCGCAGGTACTATCGCTGCAGCAACCAAGCAGACAAGAGTGTATTCAGCAGATGTGCTTGACCTCGGTGCAGCACAGAAACTCGGATATGTGGATGCAGTAGCCAAGTTCAAACTCGGCGAGGCAGTTGCTTCTGGTGACTCATATGTATTCGAGGTTTATGACTCGGCAGACAACAGCACATTCGCAAAGTGTGCAGAATCTGCAGCAGTAACATCTGGAGCAGCAGGGGACATCTTCTCTGTGGCTGTGAAGGGTGTTCGGAGATATGTCAAACTGGCAGTTTACCCAGATTCCTCTGGAACTCTGGATGCACAGGACATCGATTCTTGGATCGATTTTGACTTCGATTAAACCATCGGGGAGGGGAAACCCTCCCTTTGTTTAGGAGACGGATATGAAAATCCTTATCACAAAGAAGTGTTTTGTAGGGAATGTCCTGAGAGAAGAGGGAGAAATCCTCGATGTCCAGGATGCTTCCATCTATGAGGGAGTGGGAAAGGTGCTTGGAGAGGTGAAGAAAGAAGATCCTAAGCCAGAGCCGAAGCCCATCAAGCCTATCTCAAAACCTATCAAGAAAGGGACTAAGAAATGACACTTACTTATCCGAGAGAGTGGCTCGTTCTCTGCAACAGAGCCTTGTCGCTGATAGGTGCAGACCCTATACAGAGCCTGTCAGACAGTGGTATTGCCTCACAGAACTTGAACATCCAGCTTCCTGATGCAGTTCAGGAGGTCTTGGCATACCATCCTTACAGATGTGCAAGGAAGAGGACATCACTTGCCCCATTGGTGGACAAGCCTGCTTTCGGATTTGAATATGCTTATCAGCTTCCCAAAGACTTCTGTTCTTTGATAGGTGTCTATTCAGACGAAACTCTCCTGACCTCAAGGGACTACCAGTTCGAGGGAAGCACCATCCTCTCTGATGTGGAGTCGATGCAGATAGTCTATGTGGCTCTGCCTGAGACCCCGAAGAGCCTGACACCTGCTGTGCAGACTGCTGTCGTATACCTTCTTGCATACAAGATGGCAGAACTGACCACAAGCAATGATGCACTTATAGCAAGACTGTATCAGGAGTATCAGACACACCTGCTTGAGAGTGTGAAGAGGGACAACCAGGGATCAGGGGACACATCTGGTGAAACATGGTGGACTGAGGGCAGATAATGAGTGACTATAGTGTATTGAAGGCTTCCTTCCAGTATGGGGAGATATCTCCGTTCTTCGGTGGACAGGTGCAGTCCGAGATATATGCTGCAGGGGTACGGACAATGAGGAACGTGCTTCCCGACCAGGCAGGTGGATTCCGTAAGAGGAACGGAACTGTGTACTTTGCAAGCCCTGACCCGACAATCAAGACAAGGCTCATAGAGTTCTACACAGGAAGCGACTCATATATACTGGCTATCAACACCAACAAGACATACCTCTATGACATCAGCACGATGACTTCGCTGTGCAGCACCACAACACCATACTCAAGCTATGCAGAGATAATGGAAGTGAAGGTGAGGGCAAACAAGGGTGTGCTTTACCTCGTTCATCCAAGCTACAAGCCCAAGACGCTTACAATAACCATAACTGGCACACCGCCGACATACTCCATAGCATATGCAGACCTCACGTTCACACCATCAGGACAGTTCGGAAGCACCGACAACTATCCTTCTGCACTTTGTTTCAAGGGCGGTAGACTTTTCCTTGCAGCCACAAACAATCATCCTACGACAATATGGGCTTCAAGGACACCTGACGGAACAGACAGGTATACAGACTTCACTCTGTACGACAACCTCTATATCCCATCTGCCGACACTTCAGTTGAGGCGGACAAGAACTATTACACAAAGACCTGGGATGGAGACAAGGCGGAATTCACACTTGTGGTCACACCGACAGGCGATCCAAGTTCCCAGGGTTACTACGAATGGTATAACTACGACATACAGTCAAGCCATGCATTTGAACTCGAGGAGAACGATATGTACGGGACTCGGATACATTGGCTTGCAGTACAGAACAGGGTCATCTGTGGAAACAAGAGAGCCATATTCATGGACACAGGGGACATATCTTCACCACAGACCTTTGATATGACCACATCATTGAACACAGGCTCTGCCCCACTCCAGGCTAAGGCATACAAGAACTATGTGCTTTTCCTCGGAGCAAACGAGAAGCAGTTGTATCTCATGGTATGGGATGACAACCTGCAGAACTACTCAGCGATGGAGATGACAAGGAATGCAAGCCACCTGTTCAGGGAAGGCATTGCAGATTACGATATAATGGCAGACCCAGAGATAATAATCTGGGTGACAACCAAAGACGGAAAGCTTTACTCATGCTCACAGGCTACAGGATGGGCTGAACATCCGAGGATCGTGGGGGAATACACCACACTTGCAGTAGCAGGCGAGAGCCATTCAAGGCTCTTCCTTGAGGTCAAGACTGGCAACAAGTACCACTTTGAATATCTTGATGTGCTTGCATCTGACACTACAGAGGGAGTCTTCACAGACTGCTCCACACTTTTCTCTCTCGGAGTCGCATCCACAACCATAACTGTGAACGAGGCTCTTGAGGACTGTGAGGTGTCGGCATTCGCTGACGGAGCAATCATGCCGAGAGTCACAGCAGAAGACGATAGTGGCACGATAAAGGCAACCTACAAGAAGGCGATAAAGGAAGGCTCTATAGGGCTTCCGATAGAGAGTGAGGTTAAATTATTCCCACCTGAACTTCCTGCCAACGGAACATCGATAGGTAAGACCAAGAGGATATCAAGGGTGACCGCAAGACTCTATGAGTCATTCGGCGGGAAGATAGCAGTCGATGATGCAGACCCGATACAGATACTCACAAGGCGATACGGAGTCTACCATTATGGTGACGGAGTCGAACTTGTGTCAGACGATGTGTCTGTGGACATGATGGGAAGGAATACAAAGGCAGGCTCTGTGAGAATACTCCATGACGAGCCTGTTCCGTTCAATGTGCTTTCAGTCGGCACTAAGTTTGAATTAGTGGAGGTATAAATGGCAGTTCCTGTTGCAGCACTTGTACAGATAGGATTAGCTGCTGCTTCGACCATAGGCAACATGGCTCAGGCATCCATGAGTGCCAAGACCCAGAAGGAGATGCTGAGGATTCAGGCGAAGCAGAATGTGCTTGACCTGAGCAATGCATATCTGTCATCGCTTGACCAACTCATACAGCTTAAGGGGTCATACAGGGACACCGAACTGTCGGTGCTTCAGACTGCAAGCGACCTTGAGAGCAGCCAGGCTTGGCTTGACAGATACGGAGACTATTACTCAACAACGATGTCCCAGACATATACAAGTGCTATGGGGCAGTATCAGCAGCTTATGGCAAACTGGCAGAATCAGCAGGTGATTACTGCCGAGAGGGGACAGACTGGAACGACAGCACAGCTTCTTGCATCAATGCAGAAGCAGAATCTTGCATATATGTTCGGGAACGACCTTCAGGTGAGCAATAGTGGTGGACTCATAGGTGCATTGATAGCAGAGCAGCAGAAAGACCTTGCAGCAGAGAAGGAGACTGTGCAGAGGAACATGGGAGTGGGTGCTGCCACACTTGAACTTCAGCAGCAGGGGCTTGATGACCTCTCGGACACATTCGCAATAGCAACAACAAGTGCAGTCCTGAACGGAGTGGCTGCAGGTGAGACCCAGGAGAATCTTGAGACACTTGTGGACACATATGCTCCGTTCATGGAGAAGCAGGAGCATATAACAGCAGAGGATGTGGTGGGAGCAGCAAATGCAGCCAATATCCCTGATATCCCGACAACAATACCTGAATACAAGAAGCAGAAAGCCGAAGAGATCGGAGAGGAAGCACCACCTGCACCGACAGGACAGGAGATAGCAGACAAGATAAAGGAAGAGGTCATAGAGCCAGAGTTCGCACCTCTTGAGTACAGAGTCACAGCTTATGAATACACATATGACAGGGGAGACGAGAACTCCAATCTTACAGGAACTGATTACAAGATACAGGTGAAGAACGACAAGGGAGAATTTGCAGATGCGACATCAAAGCAGATAGAGCAGCTTGAAGAACAGTATTACAACAGGATCGTCTTCAATGACTACGACAAGATCAATGCAGGCTTTAATGGAAGCACGAAGGGTGTCAACTCCGATACTGTAGACCTCATCAACCTCTATGCTGCCGAGAACAAGATAGAGGTTGTGCCAGAAGCCACAGTAAAGCAGGAAAAAGCAGTATCACAGGCACAGTCAATCATAGACGATTTAAGCGGCAAGAAGTTCCTTGATAAAGACGATCAAGAGACCTTGGAGTGGGCTGAACAGCAAATTGCGAAAGAAGAAAAGCGAAAGAAGGAAGCCAAGGCAAAGGCAGCCGAGGCAGCCAAAGTGGCAGCGATGTCAGAGAAAGAAAGTAAGAAATACGAGAAGCAGAAGAAACTTCAGGCACTATTCGACAGGGAGACTGAGAAATGAGAGTACCCACCACCGATTATACACCTTTAAGGCAGGCTAATGCCACAAAGACACAGGCAGAGAGGTCGAAACTCATAGCACCTCAGATGGACAACCAGAGACAGTCCCTCCTGCTCAACAGAGAGGCTATCAAGAAGAAGATAGGTGCAGTCAACACCAACCTCGGATTCAGTATGTTCCAGGGAGCAGTCAACCTCGGTCAGCTTGCAGTAAAGGCATATGACACAGTCAAAAGCTATCAGGAGTCCCTTGCTGAGAATGAGGGCAAGAAGATGGCGAGCCAATGGCAGAAGGATGTCGCAGGGCTTATCGCCAACGGACAACTCAACATATCGCAGTCAACCGATGGTCGTGCTTCCTTCAACCCCGAGGGCATACAGGCGGTAGACCAGATACAGGAGGCACAGCTCAAGCACATAGACAGCCAGAAGTGGCTTCCGAGTGTCAAGGCAGAGCTGAAGCAGAGGATGCAGGACTTCTATGAGGGAAGGGAGCAGTCGATGCTTGAGGCATTCTATGTCAAAGCCACAGAGGATGGTCAGCTTCTCGACCAGGCACAGATGAGAGAGGCACAGGACAAGGATGCTGCCGAGTGGCACTACACAGACTACAGGCACTTCGATGAGAAGGTCAACTCGATGAACAACCTCACTGAGAATGGCAAGGCAAGGCTCATGATGAAGGGTCACGAAGAGATAGACTTCATGAGGGCAGCCAACGAGGTGATGGATACAGCCACAAGGAAAGGACAGGCTGCAGGAGTTGCAAAGGCAAACGAGATTTCCGATGCAAGAGACTACAATCCCGATGACAGGAAGAAACTTGAGGGCTATGCAGACGGAACTGCAAGAAGAGCCAAAGCAAAAGCAGAGGCAGATGGAATGAGGGATGGTGCTTCTGTAATCAAAAATGCACAGGATAACGGAATGTTGCCAAACTTCAAAGACCTCTATGACCAGAACGAAAATAGTAACAAAAATGATGAGCAGAAGAAAGCATACAGGGATGGTCTTGAATCGGCACAGCTTGATTACCTTGCAGGGGTTTATACAAAGAACTACAAAAGACCAGAGGATATGAGTTACGATGAACTGTCCAAAACTGTCGATAATATGCAACAGGATGCTTTCAGAGACCAGTTTGATGGCACATCATCATCATTGTCGATGTTTGACAGGTTGATCTCTCCATATGAGAAGGAACTTGACAAAAGGGACAGGGAAAATGCTTCAGGAGAGAAACTTGATGCTATTTATGCACAGGAAAATGCTCTTTATGATACAGAAGAACAGATCGATCTAGGAAACATAACTACAGAAGACCAGATACATAAGATAGAGGGTCTGAAAGGGAACAAAGACTTAGGCATCAGGTCTGTGGAAGACAGGGCAATAAGATATCTTAAAGCACACAGGAAGGCAGAAGATTCTCAGAAGAAAGCCGACACCAAATGGGCTTGGCAACAGTCGCAGTCCCAAGCAATAAGGGATTTCCAAAGAAGAATAAAGAATGGCGAAAAGGTTGACAGGGAAGAAATCGAGAACAACGAATACCTGAAAGGCAATAAGGAATACCACATCGGAAGTGTTGTGGATATTGTGCTTGATGTCCTTGATGGCAAGACAGAGGCTGATGCCAAGATAACAGCAAGAGACGAAAGGCAGGATGCTATAAACAATCTCAAGAGAGAGATAGACAATGCCCCTACAATAAAAGACCTTGACAATATAACCGAAGAAAGCATCAGGAGCAATCCACTTCTCCAGAAGAATGAGAAATATGGTCTTCCAGATGTAACTCAGGACATGGTGGATTATCTCAATATGAGAAAAAAGAATGCCAATGTTGCCAATGCGAAGCAGACATCTAAGCAGGTCATATCGTTGATGAAAGAAGTGAAAACAAGATTCGTCAATCATGAGATAACTGGCAACGATGCATTTGAACAGATGCACTCATTATATGCAGGAAGAGACAGAGACGAGATTAAAAATTATATGAGTGCTGATGATTATTCGGACTATGTTGAAAAGACAGATGAACTTTCGAGAAGTGTGTCAGATGAACTCATCATGAACAATCTGTACAAGCAGGAGTTCTCTGAATGTATGAAGGACATAGATAAGGAACTTGAAATCAAATATAAAGGTCTTACATCAGACAAGGACACAGAGGAAAGGGCTGCACTTCATGATTGGGCTAAGGGGTCTCTCCTTGATTTGGCATATGACAGCAAGGAAATCAAATACTCTGATTGGGTGAAAAGGAAGAATGCCATAATCTCCATCTTAAAGATGAAGAAATATGACAAACTTACATCTACAGGATTTGATTCAAATGCATACAATGCAGCTATGAACAGGGCTTCTGAAATAGAGAATAGTGGTGCTGTCTATTTTGATGAAAGAAAAGACAAGCTGGTATGGAAAGACGATGACACCAGACAGGCTTACAAAGATGCCACAGAAAGAGAGAGGGAAATGCTCATATATGAGTATGGGATCGACATCGACAAAGAAAAACCTATCGAATATAGAAGCATAACTGACAAGATAAGCCCTGATGGTGCTGAGATAAAGGATTTTGTTCCTGTATTCACAGACAAAGAGGGAGACAAGTACACAGTTCAGGATGGCAAAGTATACAACTATATTCCTGTCTCGAAGAAAACAAAAGACAAGCAGGGGAACACCGAGGGATATACAGATTGGGCAGCCAATCCTGTGCTTAAAGAGAGAGGAAGTCTCAAGACCATCAAGGGACAGGGAAATGAATCCGTAAACAGATTGGCATCCAAGCCTGGCTTAATGTAGGAGATACACATGGACTTCGGATATTCATATCTTCAGGACAAGAGGGCAGAACTGCTTGGCGATGCAGAACGCATCAGGGATCAGAAGCAGGGCTATTCAGACATATTCAATGGGGGGCAACCCCTCACAATGGGTGAGTTCAACATACTCTCCCACATACTTGAGACAAGTGAGGATAAGGAGTCTGATGTCAACAGGTTTGCACAGGCACTTATATATCATCGTCAGGAAGACATGGATATTGCCGAAGCATATCAGAAAGTGGACATCCTCAATCAAGTCCAGATGGGAAGGACTGGTGAATATACCAAGCATTGGACTCAGGCTATCTCTGACAGCTATAGGGTAGGAGACCTCAACAAGCAGAGAAGCGATCTCGGCATGAGATTCAGGGAACTTGAGATAGCAAGCATGGATGGGCTGACAGCATCTGCATATCGGACAATGTTAGGACTGACAAAGGAAGAGGCAGAGGAACAGAAAAAATCAGTAACTGCCCAGATAGATGATATAGACAGACAGATAGAACAGCTTAGGGACAACACTCCGAGAAACATTGTGACATCACTTCTCAAGTTGGCAGCAGGGTCTTTGCCATATACAGGCGATATCCTCATGAAGAGTGCGACATTCGGTGCAGGTGTAGCCCTTACTGCTACAGGCATCGGGTCTCTTGTTGGTGTTCCAATGCTCACAGCAGCCACACTCGGCACAGGATACACATTGGCAACACTTGCATATGGTGCTGCAACCACAGCATACGGATGGAAAAGGGCTGCCGATATGTCCAAAGGTGCTATGTACTACGATCTACGGAGACAGGGTGTGGAGCAGAACATAGCTGAATGGGCTACAAGTGCAAACGGATGGGTGCAGGGTGCTGTAGAGAACTTCTTGGGTATGACCCCTATGGCAATGAATGCTGTCACCAATGCTCTTGGCAGAGAAGCTGCGACAGGTCTCACCACAAGGATAATGTCAAGGATGTATGGCAATGGTGCTATAGGAGGGATGGTCTCTGGTGCTATAAACTGGCTCAAGGGAGCAGCAGGAGAGGGTGCAGAAGAGTTCTTCCAGAGCATAGCAGACAATGTGACCGAGTATGCTGTGTCCGAGATATCTGAAAGTGGATATTCATTCGACAAGACTGCGATGGATGTGCTGAAGGAAGCACTATACGAAGGTGTTGCAGGTTTCGGGTCTTCACTTATTCTCGGTGGCATCCCTGCTATGATAAACACAAAGGCAGACATAAAATATTCACAGAGCCTCAAAGCCGATGCAGAGAGCATAGCATCATTAAACCAGTTCATCAACAAACATGAGAACGATGAGGCTTTCTCCGATATGTCAGGGAAAGAGAAAAGAGATGTCCTTGAGGAAATCTACAATAAGAACAACAAGGGAATAACAACAGAGGACAACACAGAGATACTTGATACGGATGTACTTCCTGAGACCAACGAGGCAGAGGAAGGACTTGATGATGAGGTTGATGAAAACTACAAGGCAGAGAAATTAAAAAGGAAAGAAGACGGAACTCTCTTTGTACAGGAGAGCAGGAACAAGAAAGAGATAGACGGAAAGAGCAGAAGGACTCTGAACATAGGCTCACCTGACACAAAGCAGAGATTCGGAAGGATCATCTACGATGTGGATGAGAATGGTGACATAGAGATAAAGAGAGTCCTAACCAAAGCAGGATATGCAGAGGACATCACATACGATGCAGTCGATGCACTTGCAAGGAGATATGCAGGGCATGACATCACATGGAATCCTGAGAATAAATATCAGCAGTCCGTAAGGGACAAACTCATAGCAGACAACCTTGTGGAAGAGGGCAAGATACAGAGATACAAGGCAAGGACTGCAAGCAATATATCCACAGAATACATCAACAACTTCGCCAAGAACAACAGGATGAAGGGCATCGGAGTTCCAGAGGCAGGTGTCGTGGGTGTAATGCTTGACGATCTTGCAGCATCTCAGGGACTCAAGGCACACAGCATTCAAGGTGACTCCCTCATGGGAATAGATGACAATGGTGCTGTCAGACCATTCATCAAGTTCGTAAGTGGAGAGGGAGTGCTTAAGCCCAATCAGCTTGGTGGTATATCTAAGGAAAGCATCAGGCAGATGATGAAGGGTGGTCAGGCAATCGTATATGTGGCACAGCATGGGAATGTATCCACACTTATGCATGAGATAGACCATGCCTATGCTGTGGCTAATCCTGAGAATAGTGCAAGAATGGTGGGAATCCTCAAAAATGAAGCCAAGAATGGCAAGCTGAGGGACTACATCAATGACTATATGACCCTCTTCAAGAAACGGACAAAACTTGAGACTGCTGAGGAAGTCGTAAACGAGATAAACAACATGAGTGAGAATCCTCTTGACTGGAATGACAGACAGTCAGATATTATGACTGCATTCCTTGAGAGGTACTTCACAGAGGGAAGGACATTCAATCCAGAACTTCAGGGTATATTCGACAGGATCGCTGACTGGTTTAAGAGAATCTTCCGTTTCCTCAAGCAGAAAGGATATCTGTCAGATGAGATAGTCAAGGGCTTCGATGAGAGATTCAAAGACAGCCCTATGAAAGCCAAACTGGACTCAGACATAGCAGCACAGTCCGAGACAGAAGGGATGCTTAATCAGGATGACATATCCCCTGACGAGATTGCCGAAGCAGAACGCCAGTACGCCGAGATAGAGGCACAGTACAAAGGCACATCCGAGTGGCTCAAAGCACCTAACGGCAAGCCCACCAACCTAACCGAGAGACAATGGGTGCAGGTCAGAACACCTGCCTTCAAAGCATGGTTTGGCGATTGGGAGAATGACCCACAGAACGCTTCAAAGGTAGTGGATGAGAACGGAGAGCCGAGAGTTGTATATCATGGAACACCTAATGAGGTATTTGATGTATTCGATGTAGAGAGAGTTGGCGAGAACTTTGAGAATGTAGATATAGATTATAACTTCTTCTTTACTGCATCTGAAGCCGCCGCAAAGGGATATGGGAATGTCATGCCTGTATTCCTCAACATCAGAAATCCCCATATCAGAAATGTTGAAATATCAAGTGCTATTGGTGATATAGAAGGTATACATGAAGAAATCATAGAGGCTCATGATTTTGGCAGTTCCACCGAGAGAGTAAGCGGAGCAGAAGAAGGTCAATCAGATGGTCTTATTATGACTGGTTACAGGATTGACGAGAAATCCCTTGAAGAAATAAACAACCGCTATATAGAAGCCACAAAACAGGAACAGGCAAAAGTTGACGAGTTGGAAAAACAACTTGCCGAAGCTGACAAGAACTATTATGCCGAGAGGGAAAAGGGCATAAATGCTCTTGCAAAAAAATGGAACGAGCAGACAGGTGTTGGTGAAGAAGTCGCAAAAAACATAGCATGGATGATGTATAAGGATGAAACTTACCCCGATGCAGTTAAGGCGGCAGACAAGGTAAAAGAAATATCCGAACAACTCAATGCGATAAAGAAGCCTTTGCGAGAAGCATGGGATAGGGAACTGGCTAATGTGGTAACAACACAAGACAACACCGCCAATGTCTATGCAGTAAACGAGCCTAACCAAATCAAATCTGCTACTGATAATGTAGGCACATTCTCACAGAGTAATCCGAGCATACTGTTCCAGACCGACACCGAGTACCTTGATGCAGTAAATAGCGGAGACATGGCTAAAGCACAGGCTATGGTAGACCAGAGAGCAAGAGAGCAGGGGTACACCATAAAGGCATATCATGGAAGTCCTGCTACCGACATCACCGAGTTTGACAAGGAGAGAATTGGCGAGCATACAACAGCCTATGGAGACAAGGCTTTCTGGTTCAGCGACAGTCAGAAGTTTGCCGATGACTTTGCCTACGAGTGGGAAGAAAACAAGTACACATCGTTCCTTGTGAACAAGGGCAAGAGAGGCAGACTGTACTCTGTAGACCTCAAGATAAACAAGCCTTTTGATTTACGGAACATCACACCAGAAATGCGAGAAATGCTGTTTGAGGGGTACAAGTTCAGCAGAGACAGGAACGAGTTTGATGAATGGCTTGATACCCAGATTAAGAACAGAAACCACCAGAGCATTAAACTTGCCATAGACTACAATCTGCTCAAAGAGAATGGCTACGATGCAGTTATAGCCAACCTTGACACAATATACAATGAGGAACAGGGCAAAGAGAATGCAGATGCCATTGAGTATGGTGTATTCTCCCCTAATCAGATAAAGAGTGCTGACCCTGTAACATACGATGACAACGGACAGGTGATACCGTTTTCACAGAGATTTGACGAACAGAAGAACAGCCTGTTGTTCCAAGAAGACATCTTCTACGATGCAAGACAGGCTCTTATAGATGAAGCAAAGGAACTTACTCTTGATGAATACCTCTCATACAATCGATCTATCCCATTCGATGAGGGATTCACAGACGAGGATGAGCAGTTCCTGACAGAGATATGGAACGAGGCACACAACATCAAGAAAGACCGAAGAGGATTCCATATAGATACAACAGGAATGTCTGATGACGATAAGGACAAGGCTTTCAAGACAGTCATCGATACTGACGAGGGTGTGAGGAACATCGTATCGGCAGTAAGGGACATATACAGCACTATCCGTAACTTCGTGAGAAGCAGGAACGGAGACCTTGACGAAGAGGACATGGCTCTGCTCAACGATATGCAAAGGAAGAAGGAAAGGATAGAGAGTGATGCAAGCAAGTTCTTTGTGAACACAGCCAAGAGCAATGAGGAACTTGACGAGAAGACAATCAAGCAGCTCAGGACAACAATGGAGAATGACATCCTTGTATACAGAGCAATCGTGGATGACATCACAGAATCCGAGACCTATTCGGCATCTGAGGACTATGAGACAGAGATATCAGACCCTGTTGAAGAACGAGACGAGGTCATGAGTGATGAGGACAAGAAGGATGTCGCTGACCAGATAGAGAATGAGGAACTCAAAAAGGATGTGCTGACAGGCGATGAGAAGTTCGATGGAACTTCCGAGAAGGTTGCCGATGAACTTGAGACTGAACTTGACGGACTTCTAAAGGAAGAGGAAAAACTTAAGGGCATCTTTGACAGTTACAACGATAAGCTGAAGAGTCAGCTTTCCGAGAAAGACCAGAAGATCGTCAGAAGTGCAGAATATGTGCAGGGTCTCAGGGAACGGAATGACAAGAATCTCAAGGCAATCAACAAGATGGTGGAGGCAGGTGATACTGTACCACAGTCGAGATATGAGAAGATAAACAAAGCCAATGCGACAATCAGGGAGATAACAGAGGGACTCGGAAGACTCATCAAGCAGAAGGATGTCAATGCTTTCGTGGACACACAGACTGCCCTGAGGGAACTCAGGAAGAAGATCAGGGACAAGCGAAAGCAGTTGAGACTTGCAAAGGAGAGACATGAGTACAAGGTGAGACTCAGGGACTATCTCTTGAAAGTACCTGGCAAGAACATCAACTACGATCAGGCTAAGGAAATCCTTGAGGACATTGACGAGATAAGGGGTGCATCTGGATATGACAACGACATCATCTTCAAGGGAACAAGATACACAAGCAAGGATTTCAGGGCTGCAGTAGACGAGGGCAAGATAAACAAGGATGAACTCTCTGCCTACCAGAAGAAGAGATATGAGAACAAATCCCTCTCTGACTATACTGTCGAAGACCTTGAGCAGATGGCAGAGAAGAAGAGGATGCTCACCAACAAGGGAAGGGAATTATGGCAGCAGAAGGTAGACCAGAGGAACTATGAGGCATCACTTGTACGGAGAGCAATAGCACAGGAACTCAGGCGAAGTGCCAAGTATTCAAAAGCACCATTGCCAGGAACTAAGGAAGAGCAGAATAAGAGTGCAAGATTCCTCTCCAAACTCCATGATGCATTCCTTGCCACATTGAGAATGAATAGTGTCGCACAGATGCTTGACGGAGACAAGAAGGGTGAGGCATACGATGTGCTTGTTGACGAGAACAGAATACTGAAGAGCAAGGAATATGCTGCCGTAAGAAAGAGAGTGAAGCCTGTCATCGAAGCCATGCAGAAGTATGGCATCACAATGCAGGACATATACAATCCTGTAGAAATCACAATAGATGGTCAGAAGGTCACATATTCAGTATCTCAGCTTATCTATGGCATTTATGCACAGAAGAATGCGAGGAACAAGGCAGCATTCTCCTATGGAGACCTTGTGACACAGCAGGAGAAAGATGCCATCAGGGAGCAGGCTGAGAGGATGTTCCCAGACACCGAGAGACAATGGGCATATATACGGAATAAGGTCACAGAACTCGGTGACTCAAGGAATGAGCAGTTTGTAAGACAGGCAGAGGCATACATAGACCCCATCGATCACATGAGAGATTTTGCAGAACTCATAGTGAAGGACTGGAACAATCAGGACAACAAGGAAAGACTCAACAGGGTGATGATTGACGAATACAATCAGCCCATCGAGATGGAAGACTTCTATATGCCTATCAAGAGACTTGACTTCAATGGAACAGACCTTGCATCCAAGATTGCAGACGATGTCTACAACCAGAATGCAGGCAAGGGCATGACTTCTGTCGAGAAAGGTCTGACCAAGAGCAGAATTGACATCTCACCATACTGGCAGCAGAGGACAAATATGGACTTTGTGGGCATCTGGCTTGAGTCGGTCAAGGAGCAGGAACACCTGATAGCTACCGATACCTATGTACGGAAACTCAACAGGATATTCAAGGTGAGGGGAAGCAACGGACTCAGGGCTGACATAGAGAATGTGCATGGCAGACGGATGATGAAGGATATCGATGACCACATCAATGACATCGCAAACCCACCATCCATGCTCACAGACAAGGATGCCGACAGGATAGTCAAAGCCATGAGGGGAAAACTCTATGAGGCATATCTTGGAATGAAACTGTCATCCTTCGTGCTTCAGGTAATCACATCACCTGCTCCATTCCTCAGGGAAGTGAATCCTGTGGAACTTGCAGAGAACATAGTGAAAGTGGCTATGCATCCGATAGAGACATGGAAGTTCATCACAGAGAAGTCTCCTATGATGGAGAACAGAGTGATGAATCCTATGCAGGAAGACATAGATCAGGAGAAGAAGGACTACACCAAGTCAAAGGCAAAGAGGAAGTTTGACTCTGTGACTGCTTGGGGAACAGGACTTCTCAATGTGGCAGACCGATGGATGGTTAGTGCAGGTTGGCTTGCCTGCTATGACAGGAAACTTGCAGAAAACCTTAAGTCAGGCATGGATGCAGAACAAGCAGAGCAGTCTGCCATCAAGTTCGCAGACGATGTCGTATATGAGACACAGCCTATGTCAGACAGGACAGAACTTGCACCTCTGTTCAAGAGAGGTGGTGCAGCTTGGCAGGCTCTTACTCAGTTCCAAGTATCCTTGAATGTCATATGGAACAACCTCATGTACGATATGCCTACAGCATGGAAGAACGGACAGAAGGGCAGGGCTGCAAGGATAATCCTCAGCTATGCTATGGCAGGAATAGTCCTCTATGCAGCTCAGGAAGGATTATTCGGAGACGATGACGATGACAAGGATGTGAATGTCCTTGATATAATCAGAAAAGTCCTGTATGCAGCCACAACTCAAGGTACAAGTTCAATTCCTCTGGTGGGAGGCGATGTGGACAGACTGCTCAAGAAAGTGATCACAGGGGAGAAGAACTATTATGCCACAAGGCTCTATCCTGCACTTTCAACAACAATAGATGCAGTCGGGAATCTCCTGACTGGCAACATAGCATGGAACACAATAAAGAAGATCGCAGAAGGAATAGGACTCTTCACAGGTCTGCCAGTAAGTGGAGCAAAAGAGTTCTACCATGCAATACATGGCAAGGGAGAGGGTGACTGGAGACTGAAGCCAGGTGCTTTCTTGGGCAGAAGAGACAACAAAAAGAAAAAGAAAAAATAAAGGAGGCAATGATGCTTACTAATCTGGATAACGTAGTTTACTACACAGTATCGGGGAACACATATCCCATCACATTCCCTTATTGGGCAAAGTCGGACATCAAGGCATATGTGACCCTGTCTGACGAGAGTGTGGAGGAACTCACACAGGGGACTGATTATTCCCTGACAGACCCTGACGGAGTCTCTGGAACTCTCACCAAGCTGACTGCATGGACTGATGCACAGAAGCTGACCATCTACAGAGAGGTGGCACTTACTCAGGAAGTCGATCTCATCAACGGAGAGAAGATTGACGGAGAGCAACTTGAGGAAGCACTTGACCTCAAGGCAGCAGGTCTTCAGCAGATGCAGGAGCAGTTCACAAGAACAGTAAAGACCTCCATTGATGAGGTTGGTAGTGACTTCGTGATCCCCAACACCGAGGCAAGAAAGGGAACTGGTGACGGAACTCTTCTTGGATTTGACGGAACAGGCAAAGCAATCGTACTCAGAGACCTCAAGCAGTTCGATGCCGATGTAGCAAACACAGCATCCAACGCATCGAGTGCTTCAACAAGTGCATCCAACGCACACACATCCGACCTCAAGGCAGAGGGCTATGCGGTAGGAACACAGGGCGGTGTGCCAGTATCAAGCGGAAGCCCATACTATAATAACAATGCCAAATACTTCAAGGACTATGTGCAGACCACAGTAGGAGACCATGCCACAGCCCTTGCATACCTTGATACCTCGTCAGCCAACGTTGATACAGTAGCGGGGATAGGTACACAGGTCAATACAGTTGCGGGCATAAGTTCCAACGTAACGACTGTGGCAGGGAACACCTCAAACATCAACACAGTTGCGGGCAACAATTCAAACATAACGACTGTGGCAGGTGTAAGTTCCGCAGTTTCCACAGTAGCAGGGAACACAACCAACATCAATACTGTAGCGGGGAACAATGCCAACGTAAGCACAGTAGCTTCCAACATAGCAGGTGTCAATACTGTGGCATCCAACATAGCGGGGGTGCTTGCCGCAGACGATTACGCATCATTATCAAGGCAGTATTCCGAGGGCAAGAAGCTTGATGGCACTACAGTCTCCCCAAGCGATGAAGGATATCACAATAACTCAAAGTATTACCTCGATATAGTGAAGCAGACCATTAGCGGAGCATTGAGATATCAAGGTGTATGGACAACCACAGGTGCTACTGATTATTCGGGCATCTCACTTCCGAGACTGAAAGGAGATATGTTCTATTGTCAAGGCTCTGCTTGTACAATCGGAGGGGTTACCTACTCACAGGGAGACTACATCATATTCAACCAAGACGTGTCATCGGGAACAATCACAACCGCAATGATAGACAAGATAGACAACACCGAGACAGTTACTCCCGACAATTTAGTTGAACTTACCAACAAGACCATAGATGCCAACAACAACACACTCAAGAACGTGGTCACCTCCAAGAATATAACAAACTGCATAACAGAGATACTTCAGGACATAAATCTCACTTTATCAAGCGGAACACTCACACTCAAGGCAGGGAGCAAAGTTTATGTGCCGAATGGTGCTAATACTTTTGATGTGGTCAATATTGATACTGATAAAACATTGACAGTTGCCGACAATGCCAAGCAGATGATATGTGTCAATGCTTCCAATGGCAACCTTTTTGAAAGAAGATTGTCTAACTGTGTATCGGGAGCAGGTGCAACGACCAATTGGGGATTTGCCTACAATACAACAACAAATCAAATCAGAGCATTTAATGTAAGTGGTGATGATTTAGGCACCAATTATTCATTCCCAATCGCCATTGTGACTGTATCTGGTGGAGCAATATCAAGCATTGACCAAGTATTCAACGGAATGGGGTATATTGGCTCTACCTTGTTCGTGTTGCCGAATGTCAAAGGATTATTACCTAATGGAAGAAATTCTGACGGAACGCTGAAAAGTACACAGATAAACACAAGCAAAGTTCTGACAATAACTTCTGCGTCAACGAGAACTAACGAATTGTACATTGCCAATGCCAATGTATTTGAAGGTGCTTTGGGTAATAATTATTATGACGAGACAACCAACTTCATCAAGAGGGCATCTGACGGGGCTGTTATTGCAACATTGCCCGTAGCCACCTACACTACAACATCGGGAGTAATCAGCAACTTCAAGCCCAAGACAGCCTTCCATGCTGTTGATTACAATGACTGGGCTAATCACATAGGCAGCGGAAAAGTACACACAGTAGCCGCCGCAGATTTTGGAACTGGTTTTTCAGGAACAGTAAAATGGACTGTGGTAAATAAAGTTTGTCATGTGTCATTTTGGGCTTTTGGTGTTATATCGGGAACAGCAGTAACGGCTATTAACAATATGCCGAAAGCCCTTTTTCCTGTATCTGCCCTGCTGTGTCCTGCCGCTTCGGGTAGTCCCGATACTTTTGTTTATTGCGAAGGTACTACTTCTCTAAAGGTAACTACTACAGCAACGGGTAATAGGTATGGCTCATTCTCCTACCCTGTGGCTGATGACTGGGTGGAGAGCTGAAATAAGTTTATCTGTTGAGAAATGGAGGGCAAAGAAATAAAATGATAATGGAGGCATGGGAATGGACATGGAACTTCTGAAAATCATTCTGACATCTACTGTGGTTGCAAGTGTAATCACACAGGCTATTGGCTTCATCAAAGACCTGCTCCGTTCCCGAAAGCGAGACAGGATTATCCTATTGTTCATCGTGAAATCATTAGCGACAGACGCAATATGGAACAAGTACATATCAACAGAGGACTTGAAGGCTCTTGAAGATGCTTATGCAGAATACAAGGCTTTAGGGGGTAATGGTTTCGCTGACACACTTCTTAACAGGGCGAGGGCATTACCGATTAAGGAGGATGAATGAAATACGACCAGTCCTTTTGTGAAGCCATAGGGAAGTGGGGTTGCTATGCTCTGTGTATCATCAATATTGCCGAGCAGATTTTAGGCTACAAGTTGGACAAGCTGAAGGCGATAGAAGAAGGCATAGAACGAGGCTACATCAGTTGGAATGAGAATAACTATGCTGACCCAAAGAACTTCGACATAGACCAACCTGCCTTGTTCTTGGGTATGCTGACAGGACTGAAGTTCTCCATCAGAAAAGAGTTCAATGACATCCTTTACAAGCCAAAGAAGGGAGAGTACATCGTTGAACGATGGGAACGGAATGGCTATGGTCATTTCGCAAGAACAAGAGATGGCTACAATAGCCTACAGGACAGTAAATGTGTAACACTTGGGAAACTGGCTTCATTACGCATATTTAAGGAAATTTAAATAACGATTTCGTTATTAACAAAAAGACCAAAATATTTTAATAAGGAGATAAAAAAATGAGCAAAAAGAAATACGCATTAATCACAGGAATTGTTGGTGGTGTTGGTGCAATCGTAACCGCAATCGTATCTTATGCAGAGCCTGCCAATATGGTGGCTATCCTTGCAAGCATTCCTATCATCATCACCGCAGTAAATGAGGTGCTTGCCAACTTCGTCAAGGAAAGCAAATGAAGAACTGGTTCACTTCGATAATCGGGGATAAAGACTTTGACCCCGATGCCAGTAAGATTGTGGGCATGATACTTTGTGTAGTGGCAATAGTCGGTTTCTTCAAGCAGGTCAACGGATGGGAGACTATGCTCTATACAGGTGGTGGTTTAGTGTTAGGCAAGTGCTTAAGGGAGAACACCTAAATGTGGAACAAGATAATGGAGATATGCGGACTGGTGCTGGCTTTCGTAATGGCTATCTTTTTAGGCAAGAGCAAAGCCGAGAAGAAACAGGCAGAGAAAGAGAAACAGCAGGCAGAGGAACAGGTCAAGAAAGAAGCCGAGTACAAGGCTGAGGCACACAAGATAAAGGAAGAAATCTTCAAGGAGGCTGAAGATGAGAAGCAGAAACTTAATCAAGGCGATAATGTTGACAGGTTTAATTCTGCTATTAACCTGTTGCGTAAGCACAACTAAGACTGTTGTAGTACACGATGTCCCCGATGTAACATTCCCGACATTTCCCGACCCCGACCCAGTTACTTTGGATGGGGAGACTGTATCTATGCCCTTATGGTACTTCACCAAGATCGCTGAATACAAAGCCGATGTGGACAAGATAGAAGCCTACTTGAACGAGTTGAGGAAACTGAATGAAAACAGCAAATGAAGTGAAGAACGACGTGACCAAGGATATCCACATCTCCATACTCAAGGATGCACTCAACGATTTACGCATGGCTAATGTACTTCTGAAGCAGACGATGTGGTCTCTGCTTGTGATACTGGCACTCTGCATCTTCGGGATCGTGGGACTGAGCATATACCATCAGCACAAGATGTTTAACTTTATGAATGATGTCGAGTTCAGTTCCAACATCGAGATGCAGAATGATTCAAGCAACTCAAATACTATGAATGTCGAGAGGAAATAGTAAATGCCGACCTATATGTCCGTAAAGAGAACGATAAAGCCTAAGAACAGGATTCCCAAGCTGAAACTTTCAAAGGGTGTCAAATACCACATAACCGATTTGGGTAATGGCAAGATAAACATAAAGAAGACTGTTTACAAGAAGTGGAATGTCAACAAAATCTAAGGCAGTAAACATATTCTTCAAGACCGCCATCAAGTCCGATGTTGACAAGATAAAGGATGAAATCATTTTATCTGACCGACAGGACAAGATATTCACCATGTACTACATTCAGCGAAAGGACAGGAACTTCATCGCTGATACACTATATATCTCTGCCACAGTTGTGGACAGGGAACTGAAGACAATAAGAGACAAGATTCTGCGTATTTTATGACGAGAATCTGGTGACATAAATTTTCTCCTTTAGGGTACATTTCAATCAAGAAGGAGGTTGTTATGTACCCTTTTCAAAATCCCCAATTTCCAAATTATTCCGTTTACAATCCATCATTCCCACAGATGCAGAACAATCCCCGACTTGTCTGTAGGCAGGTAGGAAGTGTGGAAGAAGCAAGGTCGGCAATAATCGACCCTGTATCACTCTACCTGTTTCCAGACTTTTCAACAGGGAAGATTTATGTGAAGAAGATGGGTGACAACGGACAGTCGGAGTTCTACTCCTATTCACAGGATGCGGAGCAGAAGCCTGTAGACCCATTCGATGAGATAAAGCAGAGACTGTCAAATATTGAGGCAAAGTTAGGAGGACACGATGAATCCATTCCAGTTCCTAAGAAATCCCATGCAAGGACTTCTTCAGGCTCAGATGCAGAAGATGCAGCAGAGTAACCCCGAACTGTACGCAAAGGGAATGCAGATGATAAGAGGGAAGACCGATGCCCAACTCAGGGAGATCGCCAACAACATCGCACATGAGCAGGGCATAGACCTCAAGGACTTCGCAAGTTCACTCGGTATAAAGATGTAGGTCGTTGACCTTGAATATAAACACTTCATATTGAAAGGAGAAGACTATGGCAGACACAACAATCGACAGCGGAATGGGTATGTTTGGCTTTTTGATTTTAGCACTCCTGTTCCTCGGCAATGGCGGTGGATTCGGTTGGGGCGGTGGAAACAACAACGCAATCCAGAATGACATCAACAGAGGATTCGATTCACAGAACACTATGGCACAGACAAGAGACATCCTCTCTGCGGTGACTGGCGGTACTGCTCAGACAATTGCTGCAAGCACAGCCAACGCAAGCAATGCCATCAACGCAATCAAGGATGGCAATGCAAACATCATCAGAGAGTTCGGTGTAGTGGAATCAGCACTCACAGCACTTTCAGGAAAGCAGTCTGAATGCTGCTGCAACACTCTGAGAGCAATCGACCAGACCAACTACAATGGTGCAATCAACACCGCATCCATCAATGCGACAACAGTTGCTCAGACCCAGAAGATACTGGATGCGATTGCACAGAGCAAGATCGATTCACTTCAGTCCAAAGTCCAGACTCTGGAACTTGCACAGGCAATGTCTGGTGTGGTGAAGTACCCTATGTCCACAACTTATGGAGCAGGTGTATCACCATTCTGTAACTGTGGTTACGCATATTCCCTTTAATCAAGGTTGAGAATTATCCATCTGTACAGGTGTGAGAGATATCGGGGGGAGTTGAATGACTCCCCTTTTTTAAGGAGTAACAAAATGTGTTGCAAATACCCTACGAAGTACAGGGCAACAGAGGTGGCAGTTGCCACAGGAGTGACAACGATAACCATCCCCGCCACACCGACATTCAACGCAGGTGATGTGCTTGATATCCTTCTGGCTACCGCAATTCCTGACGGAACAGACGGAACTGAGATAGTGATAACCAATGGCACAGCATCAGAGCCTCTTTTCGGATGGAACGGAAACTACTACAGACCGCTTCCGTTGAGAAGTCGGACTGTCCTGAGAGTGCAGTATCTTGACGATCCCGCACACTTTCAGCTTATCGGTATCAGGAGGTAATTATGCTTGACTGCATCAAACAGGTGGCGATGAACATAGTCGATGAACTGATGGATGCACAGAAGTACATTGACGATGCCACAAAGATGAAGGAGACCAATCCGAAACTGGCAGACCTCTACAGAGATTTGTCCGCAGAGGAATTATCCCATGCCGAGAGACTCCATGAGATGGGGTCAAAGATGGTTGCCGACAGCGATGAGGAGGCAGCCGAGGTGGTGTGGGACTGGGAGACCGAGAGGATGGGAAAGTGGGAGCAGAGCATAAGAGTTCTGCATGAGATGTACAAATAAGTTTATCTATTGACTGGTAATTCAGATATAGTATACTGAAAGTACATTCGACTCTACTTCTCTAAATTTTCCGATCTACTTCTTCTGCCGACCCCTGAGAAATCAGGGGTCTTTTATTTTCAGGAATGATAGTCATATGATAGCCGATAATCGGGAATGCCCATAAATAAAGGGCAAGTTGCCCAAGTACGCATTATGGTGTAAAATGTAGCAGAATTGTCCCGATTCCACCGAGGAGTTCCACAAACCCCGATGGATAGGGACTTTGCTTTATATTCTGCCACCTTTTCAAGACTTCTGATATTACCTAATATTTACTAAAATTTACCGATTTTTACCTATTGACTGATTGCCATATGATAGTTATATGATAGTTGAAGAGGTAGGTGGAATGGGAGTCAAAGTACAGGTAATCAAGAATATATACTATTTAGCTATTACGCACAATGGGCATCGGCACTATGAGAGTCTCCATATGAAACGATCGGGGACAAGGATGGACAGGGAGATGGACAGGCTTGCCGAGATGTGTCGGGCAAAGAGGGAGATGCAGCTTGTCTCCTCTGACTTCGACCTGGCTGACACCACAGGGAGCAAGATGTCTCTCTATGACTTCATCAAGGCTCTGTCGGGCAACGATGTCCACAACCAGTACACAAGGTGTCTTAGATATATAGAAGATTATCCCGAAGGGACTACCATAAAGCTGAGGGATGTGACCACAGAATGGCTTGCCAAGTTCCAGTCATATCTGTTGGGCAAGGAACTGATGCCATCCACAGTCAGGTTATATATGAATCTCCTGAAGAGTGCATTCAATCAGGCGGTGAAGGAGAGGAAACTGGTGTCCAATCCGACAAGGGGACTTCCGACAATCAAAGTGCCTCAGACATTGAAGGATATCTTGACAATGGAAGACATCAGGAAACTGGATGCCACACCGATAAACGGAGTCCTTGGTGCAGAGGTGCGTAGGGCATTCCTCTTCGCCTGTTTTACTGGTCTCCGTATCAGCGACATAAGGGAATTAAGATGGCACAACATAGACGGAGACAGGCTCAGGATCGTGATGCACAAGACACAGAGAGCCTTGGAGATACCGATTCACGATAATGCGAAGAAATACCTTGAGCAGAATGACTCGGAGTATGTGTTCCCTCTGATTGCTCAGTCCACCACAAACTGCATCATATACCTGTCTAAGTGGGCGATAAATGCGGGAGTCGATAAGAAGATAGGATGGCACACCGCACGAAGAAGTTTCGCAACGATAGCAGTATCGGTGGGCATAGACCAGTATGTCATCAGCAAGTTATTGGGTCATGCGAGCATTCAGCACACTTCGCTATATTCACAGGTAAGTATGCCGACAAAACGAGAGGCGGTGGATAAGATTCCTTCTATTTAGGGAAAATTCCCTCTATTTTCCGCTAATTTCCCTTGAATCTTGAGAGGACAAACCATTCCCTGATTCCGCTTCCATGTCTGCTTTTACTGCCCTTGCATTCTGTAGTACAATGGAGAACTTCCGATCAGGGAGCAGTCGGCACACATCAAGGAGTTCCCTCTCCCTTTCCGACAACATACCATCTTCTTCGCCTGTAACCAAGTAACGCACAGATACCCCGAGGTAGTCCGCTATTTTTACCGCATCGTCAGCTTGTGGTATCGTTTTCCTCTCAACCCAATTCCAAACTGTACCTTTTGCCTTTCCAGTCAGACGAACTAAATCCGCTTGTCTGATTCCTTTCTTATGCATAAGGGGCAAGGCATTCGACCAAAAACTCATGAAAACCTCCAACCCCCTCCCGACCCCACTATAACACACTTCCTAAAAAAATGTTCGATTTCTTGAAAATTTCTTTATTTTTTTGCTTGACAATTTCAAAAAATTAGTCGATACTATGAATGTAAGACTAAAAAATTGAACAAACGGAGGTTTTCAGATGACATTTAGGAGAGCAGTTGAGTATGCACAGTTCAAGAGTGAGAGATTCAAGAAGCATTATGAACAGACATGGGATGCCATTCTTCATGGCGGGCAGACCCCATGCTACATCTTCGCCATTGATGGTGAGACATTCTACTACGGATATGACGGAGTCGATCTGCATTGTGGCAAGCATTCAAAAAAGAGAGCAGCTTACTTAATCGAACATGGCGAAGCAGACATTCTTTAAGAGGAGAGATAAATGACAAGACAAGCAATCAATCAGCAGAAATATCCGACAATCCCACTTCCCGCACCTATCAAGGATGCGGTGAAGGCTTGGGCAACCGACAACGGATATCTGCTCTACAAGGTGGGCGATTTAATCGCAAAACTTCCCGAGATAAAGCCATATCTCAAGGAGGCGAAATGATTTTCAACGCAATCGTATGGACAGTCCTTCTCGGTGGGTTGGCATATCTCACCTACGATGCCATCAGAGACCTGGTGGATGAGATGAGGGAAAGCAGATGAACGCAAGGCAAGCTGCCGAATACTTGGGCTACGCAGTACAGTCCATCTACAACATGAGGAGCAAGGGCATCTTGCCATACCATCGTATCAACGGAAAGGGCAGACCCATATTCATACAGGAAGAACTTGATGAGTTGTTGGGTCTCGGAGACAGGGCAGAAGCGATACTCAATTCCAACGAGTTGAGCAGGCGATGCAAATAAAAAAGACCGCCCGCACCGAAGTGCAAGGCGATCAAAAAGGCAGGAAAATTATGGAAGAAAAAAGAGAAGAAGTCAAGCAGCCTTGGGAATGTATGGCACAGGCTTTCGCACAGATTAACAGTCTGTTCCTTCCAGTAAAGAAGGAAGAGAAGGAAGAGTCCGAGGTGAAGCATGAGTGATGGAATGAAGAATTGTCCTTTCTGCAATGGAGAGGGCGGTGTCAACAGTTTCTCCCTGAAGTCAGGCGGTACTGGTTATGCAGTCAAGTGCTTTAACTGTTCTGCACAAGGGAAACCATGCTCCACATCCGAGGAAGCGGTAGCCATGTGGAACAAGAGATATGGGGCAGATACTCCTAAAGAGTATTGGGTTTTCACGATACTGAAACAGCCAATACAGACTATGTGCGATGGCAGAAGCACCAAACTCATAAAACTTTTCGGTGAGAATGGTGAGATCGGTCATGTTGTGTTCAATGTCGGAGATAGGAAATTCCAGATAGAACACAAGTTCTACAGCAGTCAGATTGATGACATCAAGAAGAAACTGAACAAGTTGTTCCCAAAGCAAGATTATCCTAAATCGTTGACAAAGGCTTACCCCATGTGGGGATGGTGGTGGGTATGACTAAGTACGAAGAACTCATGAATCAGAAGGACTTCTATGAGTCCGAGGCAAGAAGACTCCCCGACAAGGCTGAAGTGTTCAAGGCATTGGCAGAGCAGTATGAGGCACAGGCTAAGTCCCTCACCATCGAGGAGGCAAGCAGATGACCGAAGTGGAAAGGGAAACATGGCTTGCACAGGAATGCAAGAAGATCGATGCATATTGGGATAACTACAAAGCCAAGTATGGAGTCGAGGCATACCACAAGAAGATGTACGGAAGCAACCCCGAATGGGAACGGATGGATAGCAAAATCCATATGTCAACACAGGAGTTCCTTGAGGACATATGGAACAACGAGGGCATTGCTCCGATCGAAGTTAAGGAAGAAAAGCCGAGACATCACCATATGTCAATGAGACCATATGTGGGATGTCCTGACTGCCCAAGATGGAACGGAAGAAGATGCACAAAGCCATTTGATGACGAGACATTGTGCAAGGAAATAGACGAGAGATACAGAGAGAAAGGAGAGTAAGTATGGAAGACATCAATGTAGTATCTGTGACTGGCAGAGTCACAAGAGATGCGGAATGCAGATTCACAAATAGCGGTACACCTACTTGTACAGTAGCGATCGCAAACAACAGAAGACGGAAGGTGAACGATACCTGGCAAGACGATACATCCTATTTCGACATCCAGTTGTGGGGAAAGATGGCAGAGAGCCTTGCCCCGAAGCTGACCAAGGGGACACAGTTGTCCGTTCAGGGGACTCTGAGACAGGACAGGTGGGAACAGGATGGTCAGGCTCGGACAAGAGTTGTGATCGTGGCAGAAAAGGTTGTGCTTTCAGCCAAGGGAGAGAACTATGGCGGATTCTAATATTGTTATCTTTGACAAACTTCGTGCGATACAGAGAGATTTGAAAGCACCTAAAGGGCAGTACAATAACTTCGGCAAGTACAGTTATCGGTCAGCAGAGGACATCCTTGAGGCTGTAAAGCCTATCATAAAAGACTTCGGATGTACCCTCACACTTTCAGATGATGTTGTAGCAATCGGCGAGCCTGTGATTACAACAACACATACCAGAAAAGAAGAGTTCGACAAAGACAAGATGCCTAAACTTGCGGAATATACAGAGACACAGGAATGCCATCAGAGATTCTATGTCAAAGCCACAGTCACACTTTTTGATGTGGAGACTGGTGCGAGCATAAGCACATCAGCATATGCAAGGGAAGAAGATACCAAGAAGGGTATGGATGGATCGCAGATAACTGGTACTGCATCCTCATATGCAAGGAAATATGCATTGAACGGACTGTTCTGCATCGATGACACCAAGGATGCGGACACAGACGAATATCAGAAGCAGACCAAGAATACCGAGCCTAAAGCAGAGCCACAGAAACCTCAGACCAAGGATGCAGATGAAAAGACCAAGGCAAAGGCAGAACTGATCGTGAAGAAGTTCGAGGGTCTTTCCTCTGAGGGATTCATCAAGCCGAGCAGCCTTGCCAACATGAAGATGGCATACGGAAACCTGAAGACCGAACAGGACTATCGGATGTTCATTGCCAACTGCAACAAGAACATTCAGGATGCGGAAAAGGCAAAGGCAGAGTCATTCGATGATGACAAGATTCCGTTCTGAGGTGGCTATGGTAAAGAGAAAAAGGAACAAACTGACCGCAGCCAAGGTACAGGTTGAGTTCAACGCAATGATCCGTAGGAGAGACCGCAGATGCATGGTCAACTATGGGTCATGCGATGCTCCTGAGAAGGACATACAATGCTCCCATTTCTATGCAGTAAAGGGCAATGGCGGGTTGAGATTCTATCCATACAATGCTTATGGTCAATGCTCCCGCCACCACCTCATCCACCACAACACAGACTCATATATGTATGCGAAGTGGATGCAGAAACATTGTCCAGAGGAACTGTCATGGATGGAGAGTGTGAGGGGAAGACCAGTCAGATACACACAGGCGGTGCTTCAGGAGATACTGGCAGCCTGTAAGGATGATGACTGCGAGAAGGTGAGAAGAATCGTTAGGGGACTGTTCGTATGATGGATAAATACTACTTCTATCAGAGTTACTACGATGCCCTGAAAGGACTCAAGCCTACTGTGAGATATGCCATCAGGGATGCGATCGACAGATATATGTTTGAGGACATCGAGCCTGTATTCAAGGATACTTTATCCAACTCCATATGGATGCTTTTGCTTCCAACTCTTCGCAAATCAAAAATCTATTTTGCTAATGGAAAGTTGAAAAGCAAATCCGAAGCAAATCCAAAGCAAACTGAAAGCAAATCTGATGCTAATGTCGGAATTTGCTCTTCTAAGGAAAAGGAAAAGGATAAGGATAAAGGAGAAAAAGAAAGAGATAAAGAAAAGTCGGCTACCGCCTCCTCTCCCTCCCGATTCCATAAACCTACAGTTGATGAAGTGAGAACATACATCCAAGAGAGTGGCTACCATGTCAACCCTAATGACTTCGTGAACTTCTATTCATCAAAGGGATGGCTTGTGGGCAAGTCACCTATGAAGGACTGGAAGGCTGCGGTGAGGACTTGGGAGAGCAAGGAGAAGAACGAGAATCCCGCCAAGTTTGCAGAGGAGAAGCCGAGGAAGCCTGTTCCTGAGGTGACACAATGCCCTGAGTGCGGGTCTTACGATCTCGGCAAGACATTGGACAGGGTGATGTGCAGGTCTTGCGGGTCTGTGTATGACTACAACCATGCCAAGGGGAAGTGGGAGAAAAGCTGATGGGCGGGCAGAGAAGATACGCACATGGCATCCAGATCATCTGCGACAACAACAGGAGAGGACTGAACTTCATAGCAGAGACTGTGGCAGAAGCCAAGAGGCTGACTGGTGTCTCCTATGAGCATATCAATGCCCTGATCAAGTCAGGGAAGCAGACTAAAGACGGATGGACATTCGATGAGACATTCGGATACGGAGATGAAGATGAGACTGAATAGATTAAAGCATTTGGTATACAGCATCCTGAAGGACAATCCCAAGACAAGGGACTCCGACAGGCTTTTATACAACGAGGTGTGCATGGAACTCGGATACGATACACACACCATATCGGCATATGAGATGCTGCACAGTTCCACGATGCCATCGATAGAGAGTGTCGGCAGGGCAAGGAGGAAGGCTCAGGAGGAGCATCCTGAACTTCGTGCGAGTGCGGGAGTGGCGAAGCGGAGGATGGAACTGTACTCCGACTACCTTCAGTTTGCGAGGGGATTCTGATGCGGATTGGTCTCGTTGATGTGGATGGTCACCATTATCCCAACCTTGCCCTTATGAAGATAAGTGCATGGCACAAGAAAAGAGGGGATAGTGTCGAGTGGGCAATGCCATTGTTTGACTATGACAAGGTCTACAAGAGCAAGGTGTTCACATTCACAGAGGATGATCAGTATGACTACGGATGCGAGACCGAGAAGGGAGGCACAGGATATGGGGATTATGGAAAGGTGCTTCCTGATGAAGTGGAGCATACCTGTCCCGACTATTCCTTGTACAACATAACCGATGTGGCATACGGATTCACCACAAGAGGGTGTATTAGAAAATGTTCATTCTGCATCGTGCCTAAGAAGGAGGGGAAGATAAGACCCCATGCCGACATAGAGGAGTTCTTGGATGGGAAGAAGAATCTCATCCTGATGGACAACAACATCGTGGCACATGAGCATGGGATAAAGCAGCTTGAGAAATGCAAGCAGATGGGTGTTGCGGTGGACTGCAACCAAGGGATGGATGCAAGGATCATAGCCAAGAGTGATTACTTGGTGAGACTGATAGCCATGCTTCCCATCTATGGTGGCTATGTACGGATTGCTTGTGATGACAAATCCGAGATAGAGCCATGTGAGACTGTGGTAAAGAAAGTATCGGAGATAAATCCGAGGAAGAATTTCCTTGTGTTCTGTCTTCTTACAGATGACAAGGAGGACAGTTTCGCAAGAGTGAATATCTGGCGAAAGTACGGACATAAGGTGATGGTGTATGCCCCCCCCCAGAGGGATTTCACACAGAAACAGGAGATTCCGAGGTGGCAGAAGGACATGGCACGATGGGCGAACAACAGGTTTGTGTACTATTCGTGCGAGTTCAAGGACTATAAGGGAGGCGGGACATGAAGTGGTGGTATGAACCAGAGGAAGAAGAAATGAAAGTATACAAGAACGAGGACTTGTGCATCGAGTGCAAGAACGCTTTTTTCAGCAAACCCTATGACCACAGAGACCCGACCCCAGGCACGATAGGGTACTGCGTACATTGTGATAACTGCTTAATCAAGGACAAGGAGAAGAAAATGGAGTTTCAAAAAGAGAGATGCTTTACAGCACTTAACGCAGACGAACTGAAGCAGGGAGATAAGGTGTTAGCTGCTGATGACTTAGCCAGTTTAAAAGATAAGATAAGGGATATGAAAGTTAATACTATTTATAGAATATGTCCTGAAAATTGTAGCTCCCGTTTTATAAATGAGTACGGTAATGATTATGCCCTTGCCTACCTCGTTGAACGTAAAGAGAACTGCACTAACTGTGGTAATCGTGGTAATTCCTACTGTTCTTGTTTTACTCGTGATAAATCCGATGATGAACTTTCAAGGACAGTTTGTGATAACTACATCAGGTTAAGCGAGCAGAAAGCAGAGCCACACTACCGCCCATTCGCCAATACAGACGAACTTATCAGAGTGTGGTGCGAGAAAGCCAAAGCAACTCCACCTATTCTTGATATGCCACATATTTGGGTGCGGAACAAAAGCGACAGGAAGGTGTGGCTGATAAATGAGTTTGACAAGAGAATACTTGATTATTTATTCACCAACTGCGAATTTCTCGATGGCAGTCCTTGTGGGGTGGAAGAATGATTAAACCAGACTATATTGAATTTATGTGTGCAGCATACGCACTTGATAAGGCACTAAAAGCACTTATGAATGATGGGGTAATCAACATCGGGATTACTAAAGAAGAGAATGGGGTCTTATGGGTAAGGTATAAGAATATGAACTACGAGGCTGATAACTTGCTCAACAGAAGCCCAAGCGAATTTGAGGGATATAAATATCCAGACAACAAACTGAATAAAGTAGAAGAACCTATTGAGAAGAAGTGTGTAGATTGTATTGCTAACGATATATGTAGAGAGGGAAAAAAGGTTTATAAGAATACCAACTGTCCTTACTATAAGACCGCAATATGTGGGGTGGAAGAATGAAAGATACATGGAACATGACACCTGATGAAGCAAGAAAATATATATTGCAGAACTGGTTTGATGGTGATGAAAATGTAAATTCTTTTGTGTGTGGTGATGAAGAATACACCACCATGGCGATAGCCGTAGAAGCATTGGAAGCAACCAAATGGCACTATCCAAGCAAGGGAGAGGATATTTATAATGCTGACCTTGATTGGGGTACAACATATTTTCTCTGCCAAATGAAAGATGGCAAGTTAGCAATAGCTTTTGGATGTTGGGATGAAGATTGCGAAGGAAATGTTAGTAGAAACATTGATTTTTGTGGAGAAAATTTTGATGTACTGGATACAGATGATATATATGCTTGGCAGTACATACTGCCACCGAAGGAGGAAGCATGACAGTATACGAACTACTGCACAGAGTTGCTGATGATTTGGCTTTGTTAAAAAGATTTGGTTGGCACAAATATCGTGGGCTTTATGACTATTGCAAGGATACAGAGGATTATATAAGAGCCGAGATGTGCCATTTAGATGCAGATACATTGAATACAGAGATTGAAATACACGAACAAGGGAACAGGAGAAGCTATGAGAAATAAATTAAAACCTTGCCCATTCTGCAAAGGGGAGGCAGAGGAAAGCATAATCCACAACATAACAAGTGGTATAAGTGAGATTGTAATAATGGCTAAATGTAAGGACTGTGGTGCGACAATACTCTGCGAGGCATTAGAGGGGTGTGACTTCCAAGACCTTGAGGTTGCCCATGATACCCTTGTGGATAAGTGGAACAGGAGAGCAGAATGAAACGAGACCCCAAGAAAATAATGACCAACCGAGAGGCTAAAGACCTTGCTTGTGAATATTATCTGTATCATGCAAAAGGTAGGATGCGGACTATACCTTTAGACCAAATGATGTCCCTGATAAGGTTTGGCTATTGTGTGGGTTGGAATAATGCGTATGGAGAAGGGTTTGAAGATGGGCTTAATAAAGGGAGAGCAGAATGAACGAGACAATCATTAGATGGGCAGTTAATGTGGCTCTAATAACTTTGGCTTTTATTTGGGGTTACAGAGAAGGACAGGTCAAGGGTTACACATACTACATAGAGCAGAGCAAGAAGATTGAGGACAATCTGCTGAACATACTCAACGATATGTATGACCGCTTCAAGAAACGCCAAGACGAGGGGAGAGCAGAATGACCACAGAAGAACTTGAAAAACTCCGAGAGTGGGCGGTACGCAAGGCGGCTATGTATGAGAGGAAGTACATGGCATATCACGCCTCATCAGCTTTGAGTAATGTCAAGATTTACGGGCAGATTATTGACCTGTGCGACATTAAATCGAGCCTCAATCTCCTATTGTACGATTACTACCACATGGCAGACAAGGTGCAGGAGAAAGTATTGCTTCTGGACAGGGTGATTAAGTGTATAGAGCAGTTGGCGGGGGAGAAATGACAGAAGTATATCTTGTAACTGTTGGAGTTATCGCAGGTGTGGTTATAGGCATAGCGGCAGGGCTTTGGTTTGCTTTGGCTATTGTTTCGTGGAGGGATAGATGACAAGACCCTATCACTTATCGGTAATCAAGAAGCATTCCACCAAGACCGAAGCTGAACTGGCAGAAATCAAGGCAAGGTATGCCAACGGAGTGCCTAGTGAGATAATCGACCACCTTTCCGAGAAGATGGCTGATGAAGTTCTGGGTATAGATGATGTGGTTGCAGAACTGCCGAAGGGGAGCAGAAGGAGGATGGCTGAATGACCCTCTATAGCCAGAACGAGAACTACAAGCTGTATCAAGGCAATATGCTTGATATGCTTGAAGCAATATCACCAGAGAGCATAGACAGCATTGTTACTGACCCACCATACGGACTTACAAGCATAGTTGACAGGTTCGGCAAGGAAGGCTCTGCCCCTGCAAAGCATGGCAAGGATGGCTCGTTTGCAAGGCTTTCCAGAGGCTTTATGGGTAAGGAATGGGATGGCTCTGGTATTGAGTACAATGTGGATGCGTGGAGAAAGTGCTACAAGGTGCTGAAATCTGGTGGCTATCTTCTGGCTTTCGGTGGCAGTCGGACATTCCACAGGATTGCTTGTGCCATAGAGGATGCAGGATTTGAGATACGAGATACGATAATGTGGCTCTATGGCTCTGGATTCCCGAAGTCAATGAACATCGGGCTGGCTCTGGACAAGAAGAATGGCATAGACAACAGGACTGGCAACATCAAGACTGACGGAGGTGTCGGTGGTGGTGTCAGATGTTTCAGCGATGACAACTATGTCTGGAAAAGGGAATACGAGGAACGCAAGGCACAGAATGAGTGGTCGGGTTGGGGAACTGCTCTGAAACCTGCCTACGAGCCTGTGATTGTGGCAAGAAAGCCATTCAAGGGCAGTTGTGTAGACAATGTGGTCAAGTATGGTGTCGGTGGCATAAACATAGACGAGTGCAGAATTGAACTTGAAGAAGGATATGTGTTCAAGGAGACCAACAGACATTCAAGGCAGAACAATGTCTTTACTGCTGATAGCTGTGGCTTTGAAAGCGAGAACAATCATACTGCAAGTGCTTCTCCCGATGGTCGTTTCCCTGCCAATGTGATACTAACCTACGATGAAACAGACTTTGACGAAGTATGTGGGGGATTCCCTGTCGGTGGAAAGAACGGAACAATATCCAAAGATTATTCCAACAATGCCCTGATATATGGCAAGTACAACAAAACCCCTGCTTTTGAGGCATATAACGATAGCGGCTCTGCATCAAGATACTTCTACTGTGCAAAAGCAAGCAAGAAAGACAGAGATGAAGGACTGGATGGCTTTGAGGAAAAGACAACACACGAATTGCAGGGCAGAAAACCTAATTCTTTAGGAAGCATTATGGCGGATGATGCCAACCACAAAGGCAGAAATAATCCTGCCAACCCTTATGCAGGTGCAGGTATGCCGAAACGGAACACACATCCCACAGTAAAACCCACATCTTTGATGCAGTACCTTATCAGACTTGTTACCCCTAATGGTGGTACTGTGCTTGACCCATTCAACGGAAGCGGAAGCACAGGTAAGGCAGTCATGTACGAGAACGCAGAACGCAACAAGGGCTATAAGTACATCGGGATAGAACTGACAGAAGAATATCTGCCTATAGCAAAGGCGAGGATAGAGAACATAAGCGTTCAGCCTAAAGTGGTTGAGCCGACATTATTCGAGGGGGTTGTATGACCTACGATGAAATACTTACCTGCGTCAATGTAGCCTTCAACAAGAAAGTGCGTAAGGTACTGAAAAAGAGTTACAACAAGACCATAGATGTGCAGTTCGGGGTGTACGAGGATGGTCGCTTGACAATCAGCTTGAAGCCTTCAAAGGGATGGCGAGACTGGCTGATAAATCTAATGGCATTCGGGAAGATGCACAGAGGCTACCGATGGGAATTTGAGCAGTATGGTGGCGATATATTAAGCACAATATATGCCCATAAAGAACTGTGGGAGGCATCACGCAAAGGCACAATCATCGCAGGGCGAAGTAAAGGTGGTGCTGAAGCCATAATGCTTGCCATGCTGATGACCAAGTATTCATTCAACGACTACAGGAATGTGATAACAGGTGCGATTGACCCACCGAGGGCATTCGGCAAGAGACAGTCAAAGGCAGTCGATATTCCAGTAACAACAATCTGCTACAGGAATGACATAGTTCCGAGTTTGCCGATGTGGTATCACCATTGTGGGGATTTTATCCAGTTGGGGGAGAGAAAATTAGGGTTGTCAATCAAAGACCATGAATTAGCGACAACTGATTATGACCTTATAAGGGTATGGTTTGAATGAGAGCAGCAGAAATCGATAAACCAGAAGAACTGAAGGTCATCCAGATCGACAGGTATATGTGTGCATACTGTGGCAAGGAATACAGAAGCAAAGAGGAAGCATACATCTGTGCCAACAGTCACAAGATACCTGACTGGATAACCAAGTATTACTTCGGTCATGGAGATGAAATCCCATCCGAGGTGGAGTTCACTTTCCGAGACGGACAGACAGTTCGCTACAGGAGGGAGACTGATTGAGACTGACACCTGAGCAGAAAGCACAGATTCGGGAACTCTATGAGATGGACAAGACCTTCAGGGAGATTGCCGAGATCATCGGATGCTCAATCTGTGCTGCTTGGTATCACTCACAGACACCGAGGAACATGGAGAGGCACAGGAAGTACAAGCGGATGTGGTATCACTCACACAAGGGGAAGCGATGAAGTTTCTGCTATATCTGCTGAGGTGGCAGCTTTCGACACCTATATTATACATATGCTTATGGTGGCTTGCTGATGTGAACGGATGGCTTGCGACCATAACTGCCAACCTTATCGGGGGAAGCATATTCTTCTGGGTTGACAGGTGGATATTCCGAAGGAGGTACAGATGAAAGAACGATCAGAGGACTCGACAAGGGCAATCGAGGCATCAAGGAACAGTATGTGTCTGTCGACAAACACATTCGATGTGGTCACCAAGGATGGCAAGAGAGTGATGGCAAGGATAATGCGTAGGGCAGGGCGGGACTACTGCTATGTCTTCGCAGGTATGCCAAGCACCGAGATCCCGCACCTCTATCCATCGTCTTCGGACATAGACCGAGTGCGGACATGGGAGGCATTCTGATGACATCGATATTGTGGAAAGTGGACAACTACCGAGAACTCATAGACACAAGGATATGCCCACAAGACTACAGGCTCAAGGTCATAGACAACCAGAACAACAAGGATGTGGTCATGTTCTTCGTAAAGGAAGCAATGAAAGCACACAGGACAAAGGCAGACACATTCATCCTTGCAAGTGAACGCAACGATGCATATGACAATCTTCTGTTCATCGTGGGAGACCACAGGTCTGTAGGGTCAGGCGAAGTCATAGCGAGAGCAATGGGTGGGAACTTGTGTGGTGTATATAAAAATAAACATATAATAGAGTCCCCCAAGGCTTGGATAGATGCCCACATCCTGTTCACAGAGGCAGACAATGGCTAATGCCTACACCATAGACAAGTTAGACCCCAAGACCAAGAAAGCACTTGTCAAGGACATACTCTCAGGTGTTCCTACTAACCAGATTGCGAGAAATTATGCAATAGATGTGGCTTGTGTCCATAGATACAAGACAAGCAAACTGTTTCAGGCGGTTGCAGATGTATGGGCAGAACAGAAACAGGATGTCGCAGAGGGATACGCACAGAAGTTTGAGAACATAGAGGTAAGGCTCAACAAGGTGCTTGATGCCATAGACAAGGAACTGGCAGATGGCGATGGGGGATATGACCTGTCCAACGCAGAGAGGGCATCCTGCTATGTGAAGATGCTCAATGACACATCCAAGACCCTGCAAGCCAACATAAAGGAACTTGCCCAGATTCAGGGAGACATCAAGGAGACTGTTGCCATACAGAACAATCCGACACTCATACTTGCCCAGATCGGTCAGATCGTGGAGCAGACGAAGTTGTCAGACAAGGGGGAACTGATTGCCAGACTCAAGCAACTCAGGTCTGAACAGTAACAACATAGACTGGCTCATCGGCTATCTCTCAAGACAGGAGTATGTCAGGCTCTTGGGGTTCACTCCCTTTCCTTGGCAAGATGCCATACTCAACTCAACATCCAAGAGGATAGTCATAAATGCTGCGAGACAGGCGGGGAAAAGCACGATCACCTCGGCAGACCCATGTTGGACTGCAAAGTATGCGGACAAATCCCTCTCCATAGTGCTTGCTCCGAGTGAGAGCCAGTCTCAGGATGACATGGAGAAGGTGCAGGGGTTCGTGGCATTGGACAGGACATATCCTGAGTATGCTCCCGCAGCGACACACATCAAGACCGCAAACGGAAGCAAGATAAGGGTTGTTCCCGCAAGGCAGACCGCCAGAGGAAAGTCCAAGCCTAATATCGTCATACTGGATGAGGCAAGCCAGATAACGGACATCATCTACACCGAGGTTGTGCTTCCGATGTTCACCGACAATGACGGAAGGCTGATAATGCTCTCGACTCCCTATGGCAAGCAGGGGTTCTTCTGGGACACATTCTGCAACCTTGAGCCTGATGACCCTTGGGAGAGGTATGAGGTGCGGTCACCTTGGCAGCCAGTACAGACACCGAATGGACTTGACCTTGTGCCATACATGGATGGAGACGAGAAAGCCTATCAGGAGGAGAGGGCGAAGCATGGCATAAGGGCATGGTTCTCACCGAGGCACAGCAACTACAAGGAGCAGTTGAGACTCCTTTGGAGAATGGGGATAAGGAAGTACAAACAGGAGTTCTGCTGCGAGTTCGTGGAGACAGAGCAGAGTGTCTTCTCATATCAGGAGATTGAGGGGATGTTCAAGGGCAAGAGACAGGAAGTTAAGAAAGAGCCAGTAAGGAGAAGCGGAGTCGAATACTCATTACTGGAGGCTTGATTGAAAGAATACATCGTCTCATGGGATATTGCGAAGCAGAACGATGCTACTGTGATACAGTTCTGGTGGCTCAACCCTCAGATAATAGGGGAGAAGCACAATGAACGGATGTTCACCTACTGGACTTGCGACTACATAGTGAAGTGGGAGCAGATGTCCTACACCGATCAGGTTGAACGATTGGCACTCATACTTGAGGGAGAGAGATACAAGAACAACCACACACTCCTCATGGATGGAACAGGTGTCGGTCAGGCTATTGCCGACCTGTGCCGAAGCAGGGGACTGAAACCGATAGAGATAGTCTTCTCAGGGGGAATCAAGGAGCAGCCTTTATATTACGGACAGGCTGACCAGAGATTCGGCAGCAACATGGACATAAAACTCCAGAGGGGATGGAGTGTCCCCAAGGTGGAGATGATAACCTCTGCCCATGCACTCATAGAGCAGTACAGGGTGCAAGTGCCAGAGGACATACCCTATTCGGCAGAGTTCAAGCGGGAACTGATGCACTTCCAAGGCAAGGTCAACGAGAAGGGACACACCACCTATGGCAACGATGCCGAGGCAAAGCATGATGACTTCGTGGCAAGTTTCCTGATGGCCTGTTGGTGGATACACCGCAACGAGAAGGAGACCAAGACCCTTGAGAAGCCGATAAACCGAGGGAGCAAGTCCTATGACTGGAATCCCCTGAAAGTTTTTTCCTAATTTCAGGTTTGTCTGTTGCAGACCCATATTGATAAAAGGACAATGGTAGTATGGAGCAGAAGCAAATCCAGAAACTTCAGAGAATCAAGAGGCAGCTTGAGGCAGAGAAAGAGCCTTTCGTGCAGAGATGGAAGGAGATAGCCAGGTACATGGCTTCCTCCTATGGTGACTGGGGTCATTATGACCTTCAGGGCAAAAAGTTAGACGATACATCCGACATTTATGACAACACCGCAAACGAATCATCCAACCTCATGGCTGATGGACTCATGGGAACTTGTTTCGGAAGAAGCATAGCATGGTTCAAGATGGCATGGGAGAACGATGATCTCGGGGAGAACGGAGATGCCAATGACTGGCTCTACGATACCGAGAAACTCTGCTACCGACAACTCAATAAATCCAACTTCTATGATGAGGCAAGGACACTTGTCAGAGTGGGTGCTGACTTCGGGACTGGTGTCATGTGGATGGAAGACGATACAACCGAGGGAGTGCCATGCTTCAAGATGCTCCATCCCAAGGATGTCACACTTATGGAGAACAGATTCGGTGATGCCGATGTGATGTTCCGAGACCTGTGGCTGACAAGGGATGATGCGATACAGGCATTCGGTGAGAAGAAACTTCCGAAGCAGATAGCCAAGTCAGAGGACTGGAACAAGAAGTACAAGTTCTGTCAGGTTGTATGTCCCGCAGGGAAGTTCGACCTGAAGGTTAAGGGAACTGGCGAATACATCTCTGTTTACTGGTGCGAACTTGACCAGACCAAGACTGTGAAGGAAGAACGCTATTCATATAAACCTTTCGTTGCTTGGAGATGGAATCGTGACACAGAGGGGACACCTTACGGAACACAGTCTCCCGCAATGATGCAGTTGTCGAACATCAAGACCGCCAACATACTTTCCAAGAACATACTTCAGAAGTCGCAGATGATAGCCTCACCACCGATAAAGCGGACTGAGGGACTTGTCATCAACTTACTGCCCGCAGGTATCACAGACCTGAAGGCGGGAGAGGACTTCACACCGATCAATGTGACTGGTGACCTCTCGTTCACAGAGGTGGAGAGAGAACGGATTCGGACTTGTATCC